CTGTGAATGCATATCCGACACAAGTTGTCGATGCATCTAATCCTAATGTAACCATTTTATTTCCTTAAATGTCTAATCTTATTTTAAATCTTGTATTTATCTTATCACTTTTTCTTATTGGTTTTGGAAAAGTGGCTTGAATCACGGGTGTATCATAATCACCCCTTTGATATAAATTAATTGTTGTAATATATGGTTGAAAATCACTACTAGTAAATGTTGAAGCTAGATGTGGTGTTGATAATGTAAGTGGTTTTGTATCCGTTGATAAAACATCTCTAATTGAATAATTCATTGTTAAATTATAGTCTTGTGGTAATAATGTAACATTATATTCGCGTGTTGTGATTGTGTGTTGTGAATTGAATTTCAAATCATAATTATTTGCTAAATCAGAGTACTTTACACTACCACTCCAAGAACCAGTTTCTGTTATAACTACTAAACCTTTATCATAGAATATATTACCAACATAATTATCAGATGACGAAGCAGCTGATGTACTTTGTGAGTGGTGAGCATTTGTTGAATATAAATTACCATACCCATCATCTATGATAATTGGTTTATTACCGTTATTATCAACATTCGAACCTGAAATATCAGTAAATTTAAAACTACCTTCTTTTATTTTTTCTCCATAGTATTGAGATGCTATAGAGATTAAAGAAATATTAGAGTATCCATGATATTTATTTCGATATTGTGTACCTTGTGATGGGTAGAGAGCTAAATTACTTGATGGGGCTGTAAATTTTAGTTCATTACCATAAACACCTGAACCACTAGTGTAGAACATAACATTTAGTGAATCCCAATGACTTTGACTTACTGAACCAGAAACTATTTTATGAGTTACAACACCAGCGGAGGAATTTGTAAGGTTCTGAGTATAATTTACAATATTACTCTCGATTAGTGTTGATGACTTGTCAATCTCTCCGAATACATACATAGTGACCCATCAATTAATAAGTTAATTTTACTTTAATTGTAGCCTCTGAACTAAAGTTTTTCTTTAATGGTGTTGAAAGATTTCCCACAGCTACCATATCACCACTCGTGTTGTACAATTGAACTTGTGATATAAATGTATTTGGGTTGCCCCTCATTGTTTTTTGTCTCAATTCATTCAATGAGCCTGAAATAAATGTAGGATTGTTTGAAAAGTTCATATGCCCACTTCTAACTCTACAAAAATACTGAGAACTTACTTGGTCTTCTTCATCTCTAAATGTTAATTTAGCACCAGTAGTTGTTAAACAATTTACAAATCTTAATGCCGTTTTTTCATTCGCATTTGTATCAGTTGAAACTATAAAACCTCTATGGTCAACATCTTTAAAAACAGTAACTTGAGAACCTGAAGCACCAGAACCAGGTATTGAAGCAGATAATTCTTGTTGACTTAATACCAAAACTCCCATATCAGGATAAAAGAATCCATAATTTTTTGTAGTAGCTGCTGTGTGAACAGTTCCACCAGATCCACTAACAATATTATATCTATCACCAACAGGTGTAGCAGTAGGACTATCATTAACACTGTCATCAGTTAATTCAAGTAACGGTACACCTCCAGAAGTTTCTGGATGAGTACTTGAACCACTTAAAGCAATTGTCCAAGTTCCTTTATTAATTCTATCTTTCATATTTGAGCGTCTAGAAGTAACAACAAATATTTCAGTATCTTTTCCACTCGCGATAGCTGAAGTAGAGCCAGGAGACGAAATAAAGAATCCACCAGTTACTTCTGTAGGAGCCAAAAGTAATCCAGCATATTGTTTATAAATAGCTTCTGTTTCAGCTTTTGTATTTGTTTCAACTTTTGAACCCTGCCCTCGTGTACTACCAAATGCAATGTTGAACTCTTCTGTTGTTGCAGTTGCAGAGTTTGATATTCCAAAAAAGTATGTTTCATTTGTATCTGTTAAAGATGATGAAATTATACTAGCAGCCAATAATGTTGAGCCACCATTTGAAAAATAAGGTGAGGTTACTTTTTCCGTTTGAGAAATTCTATCCATTCCCTCCGTTGAATCTAATGTTATGTTTCCTCCAGCTATAGCCATTTAAAAATCTCCTAATTTATCTTTGTATTCTTGTTGATAATATCGCTCTTACATTTTTAGTAATATTATTTGTTACAGTAAATGAATTATAAGCACCAGTTTCAACATGAACCACATAAACATTTGTTTGTTTTCCTGCTTTATCTTGTTGAATTGGATTTATCATAAAATTATTACCATTAAATCCATATTGTTGAGCGAATGGAATGTCTTGTTCTTGTAAAAATTGTCTACTTGTTCCACTTAAATTACTCATTAGAGCAGCAGTTGTTGAAATAATTGATGGGTCTTGAATAACAAAGTAATATTGAAATCCAGCTATATTACCACCCGATGGTGAATAACCAACTAAATCAATAGATATTCTTCCGTTACCTTCGTCACCTTCATTAAATGTTTTAACAGTCCCACCTCTTGAATCTAAATTACCTAAAGCAATTGCAGGAACTGCTACTGTATTCTGATTTAAGCTTATTAATCTGTTTCTTAAATTGTATTCTGCATGTACACTAGCTTCTAACATTGGTAAGTTTTCAATACCTTCACCATAAAACGCTGAACCACTCGGATGGCTTGGATTCCATAAAGTATAATCCACACCTGTGTCAGAAAGGGTGAATGAAGTAATATTTAAATCTCCACCATTTTTTAAAATTTCTCTGCCTTTTTTTGTTAAGACTGCATCAACCGTAATTGATGAATTATCTAAATATCCCATTTTTATCTCCCAATTTCGAAATAATTTAATTCATATATAAATATAAATAAATTAAAAAAATATTCAATTTTAAATTAACCATATATTATTTTATTATTACTATCTAAATTTGATGGTCCACTTTGAACTTTAATTTCATTTTCACCACCAGTTACTTTGACTCTATAATATGAAGCTGTTGAGTAATCTTCATATTGAACATTTAAAATACCTGGGTTTTCATTTTGTGCTCCATTAATCATTTGTTCTTTAAATGGTTGACTAAATTTAGTAACATGATTTCTCGGTAAAGTAATTGTGCCATCTGAACTTGTAATAAAATATCTTGTTTTACCCATCATTCTTCCAGATTGGCCTCCTACAGTTCCATTAATTAATGATTCATAAGTTACATTAGAATGAAAATCATTATCAATCATTAATCTATTATAAAATCTTGAATCATCATCAAAAGTAGAAGCCTTACCCATTGAAGCTGAATAATATTCATTATCACCCACAGCATTAAATACAAATCTCGTGTCTATATGATAAGTATTATAATCATTGGTAACACTTGATTTACCACCACTATAATTTATAAAATGTGTATTATTAGTTCCTGTTCCCCAACTATCGTGTATATTTACAAATGATTTATTAGCTATTGTAGCATAATCAATAGAGCCTGATTTAGGTAGAACAATAGCAGAATCTGATAATGATGGTAATGGTGATATTGAAGAAGCACTATATGGATTTTCTATAGTGGTTACATAACCACCTGGTTGTAAAAATGGAACTTGAAAATGATTTTTAGCTGGTGCATCCTTTAAATATCCACTACTTGTAACATAAGCATTACCTAAACTAATTGATTGTGAATATGGTAATTCATAAGTTGCTGTATTTGTAATATTAACACTAACTGAACCTGATTTAGGTTGTACAAATTTTGAATTAGTTAAATTAATACCAGTAGTATTATCAAATCTTTTTCTTGTTCCACTACTACTCAATATAGTTTTCTTAACTGAAAGTATATCAAGACTACCTGTTACTGTGTTTGGATTAGCTTCTATACTATGTTCTTCATTTTCATATTTTTGTTTTTCTAATATTGTTGGTCTTATCTCTACACCAAAGTTAGAGTTCCTATCACTAAATGTTGAACGAGCTGGTACTATTGATTTTACAGCCTCAACAATTGAATGATTAAACATATTTTCATGAGCTCTAATAAATTTATTTGTATCAACGGTTATTGGATATGCATCAAAAAAGTTTTCTCTAAATGTATCAAATTCACCATATGATTGTGAATAATAATTTAATGGATTTCCATATAATGTTTCAAAATTAAATCCACTTAAATTATCTAAAATAAAATTATCAACGAATGTTTGTGGTGACCGATATAATTCTAATTTTGTAGATGTTTTAAATAATGGTTTACTATTTTCCATTGTTAATGGTTTAACTGCTGATTGGATTGGACTTAAATTACCAACGATATTTCTTCTTGGATTTATTATAATATTATTATCATTAGCTTTAAATGCATTATCTTGTAAAGTTAATTTTACAACCTCTATTAAATCAAATCCATATACACTTGATGTATTGAATGTAGTTCCAGGTTTTGTAAAACTATAATCCAAATAAGTAGTTGTTGGTGCTGAATCTACAATTTTAAGATTTTGATTTGAAGAAGAAATTGAACTACTTGAATAATTTTCGTTTAATTTAAAATGATATACCAATTCATCTTTATGAGAAGTCAGTGTATTTCCAACAGTAGAAAATTTATTCAATACATGCTGTCTAAATTTAGATGTACTTAAAGCTGTAGCCCAACCTCTTATCTGAGACAATGAACCGCTGTGTGTTTCACCAACAAATAAATTAGATGATGATAATGGATGCCTTGAACCACTTGATAACCAATTTTGATTTGCAAAATAATTACTGTCATTTGATAATCCACCACTTACCGACATAGTAACATAATTATATGTTTTTATAGATTTACCTTCTTGTAATGCTGTATGTAGTCTATATTCATTCGTCCCGCTACCACTAACACTTGATGTTATTCTTTGAACCATTACATTCCATAATTGACCATCAGTCATTTTTACATAGTTTGTTGACATAGATAAAGCATTAGAAGCTGTAATTGACGCTGAAGCATGTGATGTATTACTTAATCTAAATTCAAATGATGAACTAACTCCAGTTGTACTTGGAACTAATCTTAAATCCCACAATGTTTGTTTATCACTACCATGAAGAAATCCTGATACTGACATAGATGGTGCATTTGTAGTTATTGATTTATTACCATGTACACTACGAGTTATTTGAGTAAGAAACACTGAACCACTTGAATTTGCAAATAATGTATCCCCATCACTTGTAGTGAATGAAGAACCATTACTTGTAAAAAATTGAGAAGAATCTACTACATCTATTTTTCCAAAGTGACCATTTATATGTGATATGGAAGTTGATATTTCACTAGCAATTTCATCTCTTTGAGTTTTACCACTTATTTGTATTCGGACTCTTCCTGAACCATCTAATGTTCCAGTAATACCATCATTATCATCATCAAATATATAAGTTTTTCCTGTACCATCACTTGAAGAAATTACAATTGTTTTTCCATCAAAGTCTGATGTGATACCCGATAAAACTTGAATTGAACCGGTGGCCTTTAAAGCTCCACTACCACTTGAATTTAATATTGTTTGTGTATTGGTTGTATTAACATGTTTGTAAATAAATTCAAGAGAATTAACATTAGCATTGTCCATCCACCAATCAAGATTTAAAATTCTTTTAGAATTACCACCTAAAATATATCTATATAATTTTTGTTTTTTTGTTGTGAATGAAAAACTCCCAGTTTGAATATCTAATGATAAATCAAAACCTGAACCTGATTCAGGATTAGGTGGGGTGTCATCAAAAATTATATCGTCATTACCTAACCCCTCACCCATTTGATTTTGAGTAGAACCACCAAATTCTTGAAATTGTAAAACATCAGGTGGATAACCATATATATTTAACAATCCTCTAACTGAATTTTTTGTTCCTTTTGATTTATAAATATATAATAAATTATTTAGAGTTTTTCTCCAAGTGTTATTTTTAATATCATCAATAGATGTTACACCAGTTAAATAATTTCCTAATGTTTCTGTTAAATTTCCTTCAAATGGATTTATAGCTTCCCAACCCATATTATTTAATAACATTGGTAGTGTATTATCAGGTGGTGAATTAGTTTTTTTATATCCTCTATTATGTAATGTTCCCAATGAATCAATATGATTTCTAATTAAATCATATTGTTCACCTTGTAAATTTAAGAAGTCTTTCATATCTTGATAATCAGAACTTTCTTGCATATAAAGAGGTAAATTGTTTTCTAAACTATGTATATTATCGGTATCAAATGTTTCAGCTTTTGTTAATAAATCATTATACCAATCTATCCATTCAGTTGAGGTTGTTTTATATACATTATCAAATGGTAATACGTTTAATGGATTGTTTAATGTTACTTTTACATCTGTAATTTTTGTTTCAGTAATACTATCTGGTGTTAAATATAATTGACTAACTTCAGCTTGTGTTATAGTTCTACTATAAACTCTTGGATATTGTATAAATCCGTTGTAATATCTTGATGAACCTCCCAATACATTATTACCACCAATTGATAAAACATTACTTTCTAAACCAATAGTAGCTACAGATGATGAAAACGCGTTTGAACCAGTTATTCTATAACCAGTACCTGTTGTTGTTGAAGTACCTTTTAAATCACCATCAACATACAATTTCATACCAGTCGATGAACCACTTTCAAATGTAAATACCAAGTGGTGCCACTCTAATAAATCATCTGCCAAAGTGTGTTGAATAAAGATGTTACTACCATCAGGTCTTACACCAGCTCTAACTCTATTACCAATAAAGTCGTAATCTATTCCATATGAATTTTCTTGTACACCTCTTGTAAAAATTGGTTGTGCACCTGTTCCAGCTGATGGGTCGGCTGAACCTGTATTAGGATGAAATCTTTTAGCCCAAACACTTAATGAAAAGTTATCATCTCTATTATAATTAAAATCATCATCACTAAAAAATCTAACACCTTCATTTGATTCACTTTGGAATAAAAATGATTTTCCAGAAATATAACCATCAGATATTGTTGGTGTTCCTTCTATTGAACCAGTGTTTTTATTACCGCTATTATCACCTAACATAGCATTAGTAACAAGACTACCTGATGTCTGTTCATCTATATTCCAATAACCACTTAGACTTTCTGATAATTCATTTCTATAATGTATTCTAAATAATTCACCTGCAGGCATTACTGAACCGAAAAATGGAACGCCAGATTGTGTGATGACGGTTGTTGGATATATGTTATTAGTGTCTTTTATTTTATAAGAGCCTGTTTTAATACTTCCATTTAAAATAGTAATTTGGTCAGACCCAGCCTCAAAATTAGTTACTTCAGCCATATCATTGTTTGTTGTTTTTGGAATAAAGTATGAATGTGAAGTTTCAAAAATAAATCGTTGATGTTTATTACCAATAATATCAGGACTTATGATTGTTCTTTGAAATTTTGAATCTCGTGGTAATTTAGCAGGAAAGCCACCAACAGTAGATCCAAGCACGATATGTTGTTCATTTCCATTGGTAAGAATACTTCCGCTATCACCTTGTAGTAAAAATGATAAATAAATTGAACCACTGTAATTAAAAAATGGTTTATTATGAACTTGATATTTATCTGTAAATATGTCTATAAACTTACGGTGATTACCACTAAATTTAAATGAAGAGTGTTTATAAACCTCAGTACCAAACCCATTATGTTTTCCAAGCGCTTTAACATCTCCTTTTCTTCCTTCTGTTTCTCCTGTTACAGGAAACGAATCTGCATAATTTTCTCCTAAACCAGGAGCTGATGCAGTTGATTCGTTTTGCCCATCATAATATAAAAATCTTTCATAAGGTGAAAATGTTTTTATTTCCTCTTTAATTTTGTTAAATAAATTTTTTCTTTTTTGAATTATAAAAGTTGAATCTCCATCAAAAGAACTTGAAATTGAAAGGGAACTTGATATTTCAGAATAATGAGATTGTATGGTTTCAATTTTTTTGTTAAAATTTTCTAATTTCTTTTTAGCAGAACCAAAGAAAGTATGGTTTTCAAAAAATCTAAAATCAGTATTTAAATTTGGATAATTATATTTACTACCTGATATTAAACCATCCAATATAGTATCATCAACAGAACCACTTAATTCATTATAGTTTTGAAATCCAATATCATTACCATCAGGATTAATCCAATTTTCTTGTGGGTCTGACTCTAATCCATCACCAAAAAATACATCAGGTACATCAGAAAAATAAAATATATCTTGAGTTTGTGTTGTTAAAACTTCTCTTTCAATTGTAACCATTGATAGATTTCCAACATTAGTTGGTAATGCATCATAAAGTTTTAATATTATGGATTGATTTTCTCGACCATCTGTTACTCTATCAAATTGATAGTTCATTATTGGAATATGATCACCAGTTCCAATATTTAATATATGTTTAAATTGATATTTATAATCAGGATTTGGTAAAGGATTACCTTGTAAATCTTCTTCTTCTAAAAATTCAGACTCATTATTATTAAATACTTTTGTCAAATCAGTAATAATAATTGAATCATCTGTTAGCGGTTGATCTATTATTTTAATTCTAACTTCTTTTCTTGAAGTTGAAACTTGTTTAATTACAAATGGTGTATTGGTTTCTTCTTGATATAAAGAGTCAATTTGTATTTTGTAATTACCTTGAGGTAATTCAAAATTATTAAATATTTCATTTGGTTTTATATAATAATTAAAAATACCTACTTCAAGTTCTTTTTTATATATTCTAAAATCACCCTCACCTTGCCCAACTTGTTTATTTCTTTCTCCAAGAGTTGGATTTGTAGAATCTAAAAATGGGGCTATGTTTACTGAAAACTCTTCTAATATTGTTGAAGAGAAAAATATTGCCTTTCCATCCACACCTTTAGTATCATCAGGTAAATCAACAATGTTATCAATCGCCTCAGTAGGATAAATGGTTAAACGCATATAGTTTAGGCCTGCTAAACTAGTTTGTTCCTGACTTATGATTAAATCTTTATCCTCTTGATTAAATTCAAATTCAAAATCTGGCATTATAATGCTCCATTTTTATTATTAGTTTTCTTTGGAACTTTTATAAATGAATCTCTTCTCATCGGTTCACCTTTTCTTGTTTTTTTAACTTTGTAGTCACCTATTACTAATCCTTTATTTGAATTACCACTTGTATCTATAATGGATTTACCACTCAATTCACCAGTATTTAACTCTAATTTACAACTGTGTTTCAAATCATTTTCCTGATTATCACTTATAAATATCTGTCCGACTGAACTTTCCATCGGAAATTTATTTACATCACCATCCCAATAAGAATCATTATATGGAAGGTATATTCCTAATGATGAATCAAAATATTCTTCATTATAATATTGGTTATAATCAATATATACTTCATCTACTTCAGGATAAGAAACTTCTTGAACTGAAATATTATCAAGAGTAACAGATATATTAGAACCTCCTCTTTTAATCATAAAATTTGTTCCTTCAGCTACAAAAGTCAGTGTGTTTCCTGTTGAACCTGCCAAACCTGGCTCAGTATTAGGTATGTCTATATCAGCTCCTCCCACTTCAAGATGTAAATTATTATCTCCAGTATCAGTAGAATCAATATATGTTACATCGTATGTGAATACATATTGTTTACCGGGTGTTAATACATTCTGTGTTGCAGATTGAAGTGCATTACCCACATTAGTAGTAACGAATCTTATTCCACCTGCATAGCCTTCAGTAGAACCTTGGCCACCATCAAATGTTGTCCAACCACTTAAATAATATGGTAAATTATTTAAAAGTGTCTCAGTTGAAAAATCACCATTTGTTATAATATTGTCTAAAAGAATAGGTTCTTCTATTACTTGATTTGATGGTGGTATTTCATCACCTACAATAATATTATCTACTATATATTGAGCTATATCTGGCCTTGCATAATCATTATCCCAAATATTAGCATCTTCATTTGTTATTTGACTATTTCCACTTAAATCAAATTCTTCAAAGTATTGTGGAAATGGTAATGTGGATAAGTGAAGACCTTCTAAATAAATAGGATCCCCCCCTTGTTCAGTGATTGGATTTATATTTAATAATGAATGCATATCATAATTTTTATCAAAATATCTACATTGTTCTAAATCCATTTTATTTATTGTTTTTCCCATTTCATCATTTTCAAAATCATTGACTAAAAACTTTTCATCAATAATATCTGTATCTCCAATCTTCCCTCCACTTAGTGTATCTCGAATACTTATTTTATATTTTGAATTTTCATCCACACCACCAATTATTGGAGTTGTATAAGGCCATGGTAGTGTGGCGTAATCACTTCCACCTAATTCAGCAAAGTCTGGATATTGATTAATCGGTATATCTAAATAAAATCTTGATGTAACAAGTTTCCATCTCCCATATCTATGACCACTGTCTCTATCATTATAACTAAATATAATTGTTTTTATTGTTTTTATTCCTGGTGTATTGTATGTATGGGTTGGTATCTCTCCTGTTAATCCTAAATTAGTATCAGTCACACAATCCAATCTATTATAATAACCTGTAGCATTTTCATTTGAATCTTTTAGCCATTGTTCCCCATCCCAATAAACAAGGTTTGATGCAGGTTCTGTATTTGTATTACCACCAGGACCATCATTATATAAAGCGTACCACTCATATCGTGTGTGTCCTAATAATTGACATGCTTTGTTAGCAGTAAGGAATGTGTCAGCTTCGTTCAATGAATGATGTCTTAATCCACCAAAATCCTCACCTTGTTCAAATCCTAATTCATCACCAAATAATACATATGGATTTGGTATAGTATTTCCCCCATAATCTTCACCATAAAGTGTCCATTCTTTTGTAATATTTGAACCTACTACTTCCATCATTTTATATAAATTTTCTTTTTGTAATTCAAATAATTCAAATAAATCCGTTGGACGAATATTTTCCCAATCATCTAAAGTTTTTATATTATTATCCTTATCATCCCAATTGATTACAAAATAAAAATAATCTAATCCTGCAGGGCTACCAATATTAGGGCCTTCTAAATTCCTCAGATTTAAATCTAAACCAATTGTTGCAGGTGCTGAAGTTTTAAGAGATAATTGTTCATTATCTTCATAATAACTTTGTAAATCATTATCTTGTAAAATTTCATCGTCACCCATTATCTTAATGGTTGTTGTTGGAAAATAATCTGGAAAAAAATAAAATTGTTGAGTAGGGCCTGGTGGGTCTGAATTATTCAATTGTCTATTGGGTGATATATTTAAAATATTAATTGGATTCCTAAAATTATTGTCGAAAAATATAGGTGGTTCTACTTGTGAAAAATATTGTTCATATAGTTTTTCATCTGGTCCTATATAGTCAATACTAGGTTCATCATCTTCTGGATCTGCTTCCCAATCATTTGAAAGATTTCCCATTGTACTTATTGATACATGAAAGTCACCGCTATTAACTTCCCATTTTCCTTTTTCATCTCCACTACCACCACCATCACCTTCCGAATTATTAATATATGGAATTAAATTAGTACTATCATAGTAAGTAATTTTTGGTATTGCTGTACCATCTTCAGCATAATCAAATAATTCTAAATTATTTATTTTATATACTTGAATCCTTCTTTTTCTTTTATCTGTTCCATGACCTTCAGTTTCATCACCTCTAAGTCTAATTATAAAATAAATTGGATTATATACGTTTTCGTCAATTATAGTTGTAAGGGTAGCAGTATCTCTTAAAGGAAAACTATATGATGCACTATAGGCTGTATGAACCCCACTAAAATTTTCTGGATCTATATCAACTGCAGGTCTCTGCAGTTCTTGAATTATGTTTTGACCGTCTAATCCTGATGCTTGTCCCCAATCCTTACCACCATCTATTTGACCTCTATCACCTCTGTAAAATCTTGTTTCATTTTTTAAATTGTCGTACATAGTTTCATAATTAGAAGTATCAAAATTGGTAATATAGTCTTCCTGTGAAAACAACCATATCTCACATCTATTGTTACCAGACTTTAAGGGGGACCTTTCACTAATATATAATCTATCAATACGGATAAAACTTGTACCACTTTCAGCTTTTAAATTTCTTTCAATGATAGCGTTGTTTAATTCAGAACCAACACTTGTTGTATATAAGTCTTTTTTTTGAAACTTATCCGAATTTTTTGGTATACTAGTTGAATCCTCATAATTAGGTGGATTTTCTTCATATTGATGTGGAAAATTATACTGACTTAAATCACCAAATCTTGGTTGATTTTCTATTAATTTTTTTTCAGCCATTAAAACGCCCCATTATTAGTTGAAGTTTTCATCAAATCTGTATTTCTTCTTTTTTTTGGTTTAGAAGTTTCATTATCAAAAATAGGTTTATAATCTATAAAATTAAATCCTAAATTTTCGTTTCCACTATTATCATTAAATACATTACCTTCAACTTTATTACTTATGATATTGATTAACAGACTTTCATTTGATTCCAACTCATCTGTTATCGCTGCCTCTAATGGAAATGGTATTTTATCATTTGTAAAGTCACCTTCAACAAATGTTCCATCAAGACCATAGTTTGGTAAAACAGGATAATAGTATGAAGTATTTAACCACTCTTGTTCTACAAATATGTCTACTGGTGGAGTTACTTGTAGATTAATACCCTCTCTATTATAAATAGAATAATCTTTAGGAATAATGTTTTTCCAATATCTTGGTGATTCTGGATTTCCTGGATCTATTAATGAAGAAGCTTGTAAAGCTTCTTCTTGTGTTTCAAATTCAATACTTTCAGTATTTATTTTTTCTCGAACTGAAATATTATCTAATGTAATGATATTGGAAGTATATGCTGTATATCTATTAAAAAGAAAAGATGTTCTATCTGCTACGTATTCTAATTCATAGGTTTTGGTTGTATCAACCTCAATAAGTACACCACCCCCTCCTTTTTCAAGTTTACATGAACCTAATGTAACTACTGCATCAAATTTAATTATATAAGTCTGTCCTACTTCAAATATATCATTTTGATATAAATGGGCTGATTCATTATTGTTAGATTCTAGTCTTGCTGTACCGTTACTATAGCTCCATTTGCTTGCGTCTTGTCCACCTGTATTCCACCCACCATCCAACTCTCCAGTAGAAAAATCACCATTTGTTATAAGTTCTCCACCATACTCACTTGTAAAATCATCAATGTTTGGTACTTCAAACCCTAACATTTCCGACATTTGTTTTGGTTTATTATAATATTTAATATTCGTAATATCAGTATCACCAATTGATTTTCCTAATTCACCTGAATATGATTTTATTCCATTGTAAATAATTTCACCATTTATATCTCTTTGTATTTTATATTCATTTAATAAATCTAAATCCTCTGTAAAAGATGAATCCATTTTATCTATTGCTATTTCGGTTTTTAATTTATCCCCATCATTTGCAAATACAACTTGTGTTTTTTGACTATCGGTTATAAATCCAAGTTGTCTTTTTATAGCTTTATAATAAATACTTTGTTCTGAATATCCACCTATAATTGGTGAAGTGTTTTTATAAGGTATGAAAGAAAATCCATTACTTCCAAAATATAAAAAGTCCTCATCCAATCCTTCATTTACATTTATTCTTAATTTAAATATTTTATTTTTTGCAATACCAACTTCTTTACCATCTATATTTATTTTCATTCTTATCATTGTGCCTGTAACTTCAAATGTACCACTTGATTCATATGTATGATACAATGCAGTCTCTTCATCTATTTGTTCAGGATTAGATGTAAATTCATTTGGTGTTTCATCACCCCAATTAATATCATAAATATAAAACTTACCTTTTTTAAAATCATTATATATTGGTGTTCTTTTTACATCAAATATTTTATCACTTGGATGCTGTGGATAGAAATAAAATTGAGCCTCTAATGGAGCCTGTGAATCTTTATACTCTTCTGATTGTAAATCTTTATCATAGTATTTTGTTAAATCTGCTATACCATAATTACCCACAGATTTCTTTTTTCTAACATCTACATCAGGTATGAAATCATATGATTCATAAACTTCAAAATCATCTAATAAAACTCGTCCATAAAATTCACCTGCAGCTTGAACAAGTAACCATAATGGTCTAACGATTCCATCACCAAATTGAAATACTTCACCCATTGTGAATTTATAACTAAATGTTTCCCATTTATTCGGTTCAGTGTTTTGGAATCTCCCCATTGAACCAAAGTTAGAATATTTTCTATTTAATGTCCCCTCTTCATTTAAATCATCACTATATCTTGTAGAATTAAAATCACCATGTGGCCAGTATCCATGTTGATACGCGTATGGTAACTCTCGCCCTCCCGACGCTCTATCTTTTGTTCTTGATGGATTCATTGTACTACCATCTCCATCCACGATTGCAATTTCAACTTGTGGTGGATTGCTTGCATCATACATTATACCTTTATATTGTTCAGTTTCAGGTACGAATAAATCTAAAGATTTCATTTTAAATTTAACTTCCATTATTGTAAATGGATTTAATAAAGTGTCTTTATTCTGTATATATGGGTTATAAATTTTAATAATTTGATTTAATGACCTGTATTGATTTTCAGTCACGCCACCATTACTAACATTCATTGATGTACTATTAGACCATTTGAAGGTATTAGTTGTTGTATCCCACGCTCCTGAACTATCATTATCATCAAGATGGCCGCTTCTAAAATTAGTTGCTAAAAATTCTAAACATCTTCCATGTGAATAACAAGAAACTTCTGATTCCCATATTTCATTAAAATCTTTATCAATAATCCATTTTGCAAAATTAGGAAACCAAGTCGCAGCATAAGGAAGTGAATTTGTTGAATCAGTTGCACGATTACCTACAGCAGTGCATCTACCAGGAGTAATGTATGAACTATGATTTGAAACGGCTGGAGGATCCACACTCTGTAGTCCCTTACTATCAATTTGATTTTGCATAAAAAATTTATTACATTCATCATAATTATTAGTCGTTTGCACTGAAGCATTTAATAGATTATACTGTAGTCTTAAAAGTGATTGGTTAGCCTCTCCATCACCAATTCCATAATCAAAGAAATAAGCATGATACCCAGCGTAACCAATCACACCTTGAGAGTCTATTGTTCCACCTTCGTTATTTATACCCCCATCTGCAGTTTGTTCAAATGAATTGATTAATTCAGAACCATTAGGAAGATTTTCAATAGAATTACCCCAAAAATCATCATCTGCAAAATCATCCCCACCTTGATACAAACTCTCATTTCTTTTTTTATCTGAATCGCGTAAAGCATCATAAGTACAATATCCCCAATTATTTGAAGGTATGAAAAATCTAGTTCTTGGATTAGAGTTATCGGGATACCCAAATTTTCTATCCTCCCAAACACTTCTCACAAATAAACCCTGAGGATTGGGAACTAAATTTTCTGTCTTGTATTGTTTAAATGGTTTTCTAAGTATGTCTGGAAAGTTATCCTTTAAAAGATTATCATCATCACTAAATGCAAACATACCTAATGCAATTCTACCATCAGAATCCGAATCAATTAAACTTTGTAATGTGTTTTGAAAAACATTAGTATCAATATCCATTCCACTAAATGGGTCATATGTATTATACAATGTCTGCTCAATATCAATACCAGACACCCCAAAACCTTCTGATATTTCTTCATCAGTTGAATAGCTATCTAGTGGTATATTATTGATTGGATCTTCTTCATCAACACCATCACCTTCTTCAGTTTGATCTAAATCTAAATATGTACAAGTTCCATCATCTACGTTAGCACCAGGAGTATAGTTATCAGCAGTTGAATCCATACAACCTAAATATTCACAAGTTCCATCATTTACGTTAGCACTAGAATTATAGTTATTAGCAGTTGGGTCTGTACAACCAGAATATTCACAAGTACCATCTTCATCAGTAGCATCAGAATTGTAATTATCTGCAGTTAAATCTGTACAACCGAATATCTGCTCTTCTTCTGGAATAACCTCTTCTTCTTCTGGAATAATAAATTCTTCTATATCATTGTAGTCTACATTAGGACCAACTAATTTAAAAGATAATTGTGGAATGTAAAATGTATTGGCTTCAAGTAGAGAACCCACTTCAGTGGGAACTACCAATTCGAAATAATATCTAGTTCTTGTAATATTAGCATAATAAGAAGGTAAATTTATAAGATTATTATTACCATTTGCTGAAGGTAATTCATTTCCTTCTATAAAAATTTTTAGAATTAACTCAGGATGTACGACTTTAAAATCATATATCAGTCCCTCTTCATAGCCCTGTTGTAAAAAATCTAATGCTGGTTGACTATTACTTCCTGGTGGGTATTGATATAATGCCAGAACAAAATATGCAATATCAACCCTACCAATACTTTCCCATTGCATACCATCCTGAAAATTAATTATACCATCTGAAACTTGGTAATTATTACCACCAATATCAAATTCTTCAAAGTATTGTGGAAATGGAAGAGTTGATAAATAATTTGGACGTGTATCACCAATAGTGTTTTCAGGCTTGAATGTTAATCTACTTTCAATATTATGAAGACCAGCACCTAAATAAGTCATACCCTCATCGGTATTATAATATGGTTCTATTGCGAGATTTAATACTGAATATGTACCTTGAGTTGGAAATTGTGATAATAGTTCTCCCATTCTATCAATAATCTCTAAACCATTGTTTTCATTTAACCCTATATCTTTAACTTGTAAAAGCTTATACTGATCATTCAGATTCAATATAGTTATTTGGTTTGTAATAAAATTTTCAGATTGAAAGGAAGAAATGTCTATTGAATCAGGTACAGTCTCAGATGTAGGTCTTATACCACCGCCTCCAGCTAAGCTTCCCCGTAGAGGTTGTGCATCTCTAAATCTAGCTCTAGGTCTATCATCTGTTTCTGGAGATGGATTGAGAAAACCAGGTCCAGTAGGTCTAGAGTCTATAGAACCAGGAGGTATTCCTCGTAGAGGTTGTGCATCTCTAAATCTAGCTGTAGATTCATCAGGTTGTGATGGATTGAGATTTCCAATTCTTATTGGAAGTCCTAATTTATTTAGTGTATTTTCATCTGGCATTATGAAAACTCCTTATACTTTAAAACCACGAGCTCGTAGTAAATCTGTTCTTGAAATTATTTCTACTTTTGCTTTATTTCCATATCCTGAATTTGTAACATATTGTCCAGTATCAGGATTAATATGATTCATCCAAAACAAAGGTTCATTACCTGCATCTCTATTTGAGGCTGGAGATAAATCATACCCATTAACCACATTATAATCATCTGCATTAGGGTTAAAATCATCATTCGTATCAGAATCAAAAATATTAGGTTCTATGATTGAAGGATTGTATGAAGCACATATGAAATACCACTCATTAAAATTTTCAGGTATGTTAGCATTATTTAATAATCTTAAATCAGCAGATGTAGGATTTAATTTGTCTAATTTAGGTGCATTCCAAGTAAATTTTGATAAAGTTGGATTTCCAACTTCTGAACTTCTTAATCCTCTATCATAAGTTTGTCCTGCATTGTCTTGTCCAAATTCTCTAACTTGTAATCTGACGAATCTTTCTGAATCTGTATTTTGAAATAAATTTAATTTATCTCTTAAATAATTATCACCATCTGGATTCAAATCAATAAGTTCACCAAAATTACCAAGACTACTATTAAAATATGCAGGGTCTTCTTTATTAACAACATAAGTTTCTAATTTGAAACCAAAAGGATTTTCAGCCTTAGATGGATTACCATAATTAAACAATGTTCCATTTGAAACTTTATCTAAAAATCTCACCCACATCGTAATGGTAAAACCCGTTCCAGCTTTGTCTAATATAAAATTTGTTGTAGTGTCATAAGGAGCTGGGTCTATACTATATGTACTTAACAATCCATTATAATCACTTGTTAACCAAGTTGGATTGTTTGGATCTAATCCTTTTACAAATTCTGAATTTGTGTTTCTTATTATTATTCCTTGATTTAAACTTCTAAATTTTAAATATCCATCCGATTCGTTTTTATATTCCGGCATATCCTCCAATTCAATTGAGTCTTCTAATATATCAGTTAAGTATGGAAGTATTGTATTATAAATGTCTTCAATGGTTCTGTTTTGATTTGTATCATTTGCTGGAATAGAACCACCTTTTAATCTATGAATAAATGCATCTCCTTCATCGATGTTTCCATCTTGATTATCTTGTGCATATGAAATACTATTATCTCGATTATATTGTAATGAACCACTCCAACTTCCATCAGCAGCTCTATCAACTCTACCATCAGGTGTACCATCAGGACCATCCAAATCAAATTCAGGTTCTGGTGAAAGTAGTGCATTTAATTCACCAAAGAATCTAATGATTCTTGATTGCCGTGTATCACCTGTTGGAAGTAATTCAAATATATTTGTATCAAGAAATTCTTCAGCTCGGCCTACATCTACAATGGATATTTGTTGATTTATTGGAACGAATTGACTTACATTTAGTGGATTACCATCAGCTACAACTAAATTAGTAATATTTAAACCATTATATGCCCCATCACCACCATTAATACTTATTGAAATTTCAACTGGTTGTTCTTCATTTGAGTCGGAATCTTCACCAACAATACCAATAACTATTGGCTCTTCATTATCTAATGAAGCAAAATTAAGGTTGCTAGCTATCTCGATTAAATTTTGTTCAACTTCATTATTATTTAAAGTAGTGTTGTTTAAATCCTCATGATTAGCTTTTATGTCTTTTTGAAAAAGTGCTAAAACACCTGAACCCTGTCCTACTTGTAATTGCCCATTACGAATAAATTTTTGATTATTTTCAACCACCGATGTATCAACATATGAACTAAGTATTAGAGCATCAGCTATTAAATCTAACAATTGTTCGTATGCTACTAAGTCATCAGCTGAGTATTGAGTTCCATATAAACTTTCTTCTGAATTTCCATCTTCTGATTCTGTTTGATATGCCATAATCTATTTCCTTTTCACTATAAATTCAAAATCATCATCAAATACTTGTTCTTGACCATCATTATATTTTAATTTCAATAATATTTTATAAACTCTATCAGGATAGAATCCATCTAAGTATTGTATAAAATAATTTGAATTACTATCACAACTAAGTTTTGTATAACTTGTTCCTGTTGAATCTTCAAATGGAACTATAAACTCATCGGTAGCAACATCTTTAATAGCATATGAACCACTACCTTCAGTTATAAATGAACCAGTTACGGTTTGAAAAGAGTTAGTAAAAGATTTTTGAATATATCTTTTTCTAGCACCAACTCTAAACTTAACTCGTTCACCAACTTTATAACTTTCTCTTAAACCTTGCATATATAAAAAGTTATCAGCTAATCCACTCATCGTTAATTCATTCATTGAACCAGTGTTAGAACCTGTACAAGGTAAATGGTCATCCCAACGAACTTCTAATCGTGGTGAAAAAATTGTATGTGTGTTTCTTGAGAAAAATTTTAAATGACCAAATGTAGTAGAATCCGTTTCTTGACTACCAGTAAAACGAACCAACATACCTAAATTTCCGTTTTGTCCTGTTAACCACATACGAAACATATTAGTTATATCAACATTAACATCAGGAGATTCACTTGAAAAAGCTTGTGTTGAAGAACTTTGATGTAGAAATGAAACACCAGCAGCTGGTGTTCCATTAGCATTACTCCAAGTTACTGCAGTACCACCAATTGGATTACTACGATTTTCCCAACTACATCCATTTGTATTTTTTGGATTATCTTCAAATTTACCCGTACCCTCTTTCCAAGATTGTGATATTGGTTTTATATCTAAAGTATATTCTTCAGTCATTTCAGCATTACCTTGAGCTTCATAAAGTCTTAAATAATATTTTGAACCAGTTCCCGCTGCTACTGGTGCTGAAGGTTGAGGTATTGTCCCATCAACTATGGATTTAGATAATTCACTAAATTCAGTTCCACTAAATTGAACCAATGCTCTTGTTGGGTAGTTAAATGAACTGTTATAAAATTCTTTTTTAACTTCAAGTATTTGGTCTCTTCCAAAGTTTTGGTCTTTAAAAGACTCACCAGTTATAGTGTTTGAACCACTTGAAATCCAAGTGTCTTGATTTGGAAAAATAAAATGATGCATTATCTAACTCTCCCTTGTATGTTTTGATTTGGATTCTTTAATTCAAAAACCGTTGGTGTTGAAATCAATGGCGGAACTACAATTGTTCTATCATCTGAAAGTGCAATTGAAAAATTATATTTAAAACCGTAACCTTCTGTTCCACTTCCAGCCACAATAAATCCAGGATCAGTAACAGTATCACCATCTACATCTATACCAGTATCTGGTGTGTAAGAATAAGTATAAGTTGGTGTAATTGATTCACCCTCTCCACCCTCTTCAGAATAAAAATAATCATACTGTTGAGTAATCGTTACATGTCCAATTGAACGAACTCCCTCAACACCCATCAATTCAAATTCTAATTGACTTTTATAAATAGGTTGATTGAATTGCATTTTTTCAATTCTAAAATAATCTTTTATTTTCTGTATACAGCTTAATTTAACTTGTTGTTTATTCGCATATTTTTCAGCAATTATATCAAATATGACACCAAAGTTTACAATGTATCCATCATTAATCGTTATTGTATCTGTCATTAGTTTAAAATTTTGTAAATAATTTTTTATATTTGATGTTAATGTTGGTGATAAATTATCATTGGTTAAAGTTGTAATTATTTCTGGATTACCAACTAATTGTTTTTTATTATTATACCCCAATGCATATATGTTTATTGATGATAAATTAAGAGAATCAGATGCATCTGGAATCAATCCTCCTATATTATCAATTCTTCCTTGTAAACCATTTAAAGTATCATCATCACCATCAATTTTATTTTTTAGTAATTTCATATTAGCAATAATATTCTCTATTCCCACACCACCATTTAACATGTTTAATATAACTGTAATTCTACTCTGAACATCTTCTCTATAAGTACCGAGCTCAGATAAGGCTGATACAACTGCTTGATTATCATAACCAAACTGTTCACCTTCAACATTTCTTGCAACATAAGCTTTGGCTATGTTTCCAAACTTAGCAGGTATGTTCATTACTCTAGCTTCATAATCTTCTTTAGTCACACATCTATTTTGTGTTGAAAAGAAAGCTTTTGCTTTTTCTTTTATTTCAATCGTATCCTCTTCATCCTTACCACCACGAGCTGCTGAGTTATTTGTTACACTAAGAAGTCTAGCACCACCATCTATAGCAGGTAAAATACTTGATAAAGTAGTAACAGCGCTTGTCACATCACTACTTGGTACATTTGAATTAATTCCACCACCTACACGATAAGTTATTGTAAGTGTTGTTTGGTTTGGCGTTTCACCTAATGTAGAATACTCATTACCTAACAATGGGTCAATAGCATTATTTAAATCATTTGTTTGTCCTGGTATGATAATTCCAACTTGTTCCATATCAATATAACCTTGATCTATACCATCTACACCATCTTTCAACACACCATTACCAAATACTAAAGATGTTGTATTATCTTGATTTGTTTCACGAGTAAATCTTTTTCCTGTTGTCCTATATGTTAATGAAAATGGAACAGCCGATGCAGCTTCTAATCCACCATCAGCTGTTGAATAAGCTGAGTCTCTATTAATATCATCCGTATAATGAGTAGCAATTGGAACTTTATCTTGTGCAAGAAAATCAACTTCATACCATTCATTATTATTTGAATCTATACATGAAATAATATCAATTACATTTGTATCAGGTATAGTTATTGTTTTGAATTTCTCAGGTATACCAATTTGAAATGTTGATGTTTTTTCTGTTGCACTTACAGCTCTTACAGTTCTTGATAAAGTATAAGTTGAAGCTAAACCACTATCGGCTGTTGTACCAATTGTTTCAGTATCATTTAAACCTATAATTTTAAAATCAATTGGTTCTAATGTTGTGAAAACAATATCTGAGTTCGCTGATGATTGTACCGCAATACCACCATCAAACACACTAGCATTTGTATAATCAACCTTAGATACATCTCCAGATGAAACATTTACATCAGATGTGAATGTCAAATCAACATAAGCGGGAACAATTGGTTTAACTTTGTAACCAAACATTTTAGCCATATTGATTATGTTTCTTCTGTCTTCAGCTAATGGTAATAGCATTTCTTGATATTGTTGGTCGATATAAAATGATAATACATCTCCAACATAAGCGTTCATTTCTATTAACATCATACCAGGTGATGTTTCATTGAAATCACGATAAGTATTTGGAAAATAAGATTTTGCATAATTCATTAAAGATTGTTTTAATGCACTAAAATCTTTATTTAAATAATTTACATTTGATTCTTTAAAATTTTCTTTACCATATGTTGGCATTTTTTATCTCCAATTAATATCCACCACCACCACTCGATATTGATGATTCAGGTTCTGATATATCAGATGAAAAATCCAATGTTATCGAATCCAAAGTGTTTGGGTCTTGTTTAATGTTAAATAATATTTTTACTCTTATTTCATTTGCTCCTATGTCTGTCGTATCATCTATAGTTAGAACTTCAATATTTCTTACTTCAACAAATGGTAACCAAAATCCCAACTTATCTAATATAGAATCTTGTATACCAATTAAATTTTCGGATGTAATATGTTCAAATAAAAGTCCCCTTAAATTCATTCCTAAATTTGGTTGAAAAAATCTTTCACCCTCATTTGTATTTAATAAATTTCTTATATTGTTTTTAACAGCTTCAATAGTTGTTGAAGTTGACGCAAAAAATCCATCTAAATTATCATCTCTCCTAATAGGTAAATCTATACCAATTTTTATATTAGTATCATTATCTTCAATGTAAGGTTTTCTTGATGTATCTCTTATAGCCATTATAATAAGTCCTCAATATCTTCTTCTAATAATTTAACAGTTGTAAATTCTCTTTGTCCATCTTCATCCTCCACATCAAATGAATCTATTGAATCTGGATCTTCCCCAATGTAAACATAACCAATTGACTCTAATGCACCATTATCTTTTCCCAAATCTAAACCAGCCAATTTAGCACCACCCTCCAATAAAGGTTTTATAACTTTTTCTATTTCACTTTCTAATTTGTCTATTATACTTTCTATTGCTGGAACTGCTACTCCAATTTGTTTTAATATTTTTAAAACAGGTTGATATGGTCCTAACAAAGTTTCCAATTCAACATTTACAAGTTGGTCAGGTGTTTTTAAAGTTTCAATAATTACAGGTGCTTTTAATTGAGTAATAGTTAAATTAGCTTCTGATAATGTTTCAAGAATTGCTCTAGCAGTATATTCAGCTTCTAAATAAATTTGTGAACCTTTACTTGTATCTAATTCAATAGATTTTTGTAATGATTCCTGTAATGCATTTACTTTAGCATCAATTAATTTTTGTCTTAAACCCATTATTATTTTCCGTATTTCTGTTTTTGTTTTTCGTCAGTTTTTTCTAATACTTCTCTGTAATCTTTATTTAAGAATTGACTCATTGGGTCAGATGGATTTATTGTTGGTGTATTGTTACTCATCATATCACCATAATTTCTACCAAGAACATCGGTCATTCTGTCAGTAGTAAGTTCACCATTACCCAATGTTTTCCATTCATCTGATTCCGCTGTTTCATTCAATACTTCATTCAATACTGAATTAGATGTAAAAGATTTTTTCTCAACTATTTTCTTTTGTGGTTTTGGTTGAGATTGAGTTGGTTGTTTTAATTCAGTTATTACTTCCTTTATTACCATAGCAACTTCTTCTCTAACGATTTGTCTAATTATAGTTTTAATATTTGTTTTTTTCTTTTTCATAATTACCTCTTAGTTTGATGTATTTTCTTCTATATTATGTTTTGTACTTAAAATTTCTTGAATTTTACTTTCTAAATTTGAAATTGTTGTAGATATTGGATTACCAGGAATTACATCACCAGGAAACTTACCAACAGTAAGTGGTGTTTGAATACCTAAACTCGTGGTGACTTGTAATTTACCTAATAAATTTATAATTTGAACCAATACATCCTGCAATCCTTTTCCTAAAACCATTGGCTGCATATTTTTATTATTAGGATTACCAATGTTAAGGTTTGATGTTTGAAAAATAACACTATCTATATTATTTACATCAGGTCCTCCGGATGTAGTAAATGTTAAATGTCTCCCCGCCCCAATATGTATATCTTTTTTTGATGATATAAAAATATCATCAAGTTTTGTATTTAAAGTAATTCTATCTGAATGAAATAAAATTTGATTAGCATTAACTCCCTTAAAAATTTGTTGTCCTTGCTCATTTGTTTCTCCAGTATTTTCTGAACCATATAAATATATTTCATTTGGATCAGTTGCAGGATTTAAATCTACCCACAATTGACCTATTTTATTTAAACTATCTGTTAATTTATCAGATGATAATTGAAATGGAGAAGTTATAGCATTGCCTAAATGTTGAGTGAGTGTTCCATTTGATGTTATACTAATTAAACCACCATCTAAAATAGACTCAACAGTATTAATTGGATTTCTTTTATTAGAAATAAATATATATGGATTATTACTACGACTTCCTATTCGAATACTATTACCATGTCTTCCCTCAAATATGTTATCACCAGTTGTTTCAAAAACGGCATTACCATAATCTAAAGTTTTTTTTCTTTTCTTAGTTAATCGGGGGTATAAAATTTCTTTATTGAAATTTTCTGTCTCACCTCTTTTAGCTGATTCAGATAAATCAAGTTTATTATTGGAATCATCAAATGGTATTTCTTCAACATAAGATGGGTCATCATTCCAAGTTGGACTATTAGAAATTGCATTTATTGGGCCTAAATAATAATTTATCTTTCCAATAGTACAAAGTAATACTGGATCTCCCTTTGAAGGTACATCATTCATTGTTCTAAACAAAGGATAATATCTATCTTTTTCACCAAGTGATGCTCTTCTTTTATGTAGTTTATCTGTAATATGTGGTTTAGCAATAATTGTATTTATAGTATTTGGTCCACCATATTTTAAACTTTCATTAGAATGAACAACATGAATCACCACACCTGGTACAAATTGTAAAAAAAATGGTACAGCATATTCTTTACCTGCAAATCCTTTTACTGTTCTATCTGATTGTGTTACAAATACTGAACCCATTAATTATTCCCCAAATCAATTGTTTTGTTTTTTGTAACCTCAAGTTTTTCACTTTCTTTCTGTAAATCATTTACAGTATCTTGAAGTGTTCCCATCAATTCTTCTTTTTCTTCATCACTTAATAACATTGATTCATCTGAATCACCTTGTGATTTAGAAATAATTCTTTGTAGTACACCAGCTAATTTAACAAGATGTTCATCATTTCTTACCGCCGTATCCATATATTCTTTTATAATTGGGGCTACCATAACCACATCATCTATCGTTGTAATGAAGCCGTGTATCTCTGATATTAACAAATCTATCTGAACTTTACGCTTTGTAGTGTTCTCATAGATGTCCTTTGTTAGGTCTTGGAAGGTTTTTCCCTCAAATATTTCATTATTGTCTGACATACAATCTCCTATTGGATGTATTTATTCATATATAAATATTAAATTTGTAAGAAATTGTTTAAAATAAAAAACCCACTAATGAATTAATGGGTTTAATATTTAAAAGAATGGACCTGAATAAGTGTGTATTATTGAACCCTGTTTGTGATATGTGTTTAATAATTTTTTATAGTGTTTTTTAAATACATTAACCACAGATGTGATATGGGCTGTTTCTACATCCGTCATTTCTCTAATTAGTATATAAATAGCTTTTTTATTAAAGTTTTCTATATCCTCTCTCTGTCTCATCAAGTCGATAATAGCATATCCAATTCTTAAATCTCTATCTTTTTTAAAAATAGTATTCATATTTGAATCAAAGTATTCTATTATTTCATTTGTCAATGTTACAAAATCAGATTCATAATTAGAATCTTTACTTCTATGTCTATCCAATACTTCCATTTTATCGTGAGTTTTTAACTTTTTATAATTATTGTTATTATGTAGAATTAAATAATTTTTAGCAACTACTGAAAAATAACTAAATGCTTTAGAACCTTTTGTGTGGTCATATTTGTGCATATTCATTACACAAAAAGCAACTACTTCATGTTTAACATCTACAAACGGCATATCAAAATAAGTAAACTTAAATGTATTGATTATGTTTTCAGCAAGTTTATCAAAAGCTGCATGTATTCTTGTACCATAAATTACATTTCTTTCATAGTCACTAGTTGATGTATTATAGTCAACAACCGCATCTTGAACTTCTTGACCAAAATAAACTTTACGTTTTTTCTTTTTTACTATTTTTTTTATTTCGTTTTTTACATCATTAACTTTTTTAGCTTCGTTTTTTGTCATCTGTAACCTCCTCTTCAAATATCCCATCAAGAGATAATTGAATCTGCTTTAGTTGTTTAAAGAAAAAACCCGTTTCGTCATCTGATTCATAATGCCCTTTTGAATCTACAAGTTTCATTTTGTCTGTTGAGAATTTAATTACTTGTTGAATCTGTAAAATAAATTCTTCGTATTGTGTTATTCTTTTTAGTGCAAAATATAATGTTGTAGATGTAACTACACCAATTAAAAAGAATATTATTGTAAGTATTATCCACATATTATCCCCTAATTAAACAATTCATCAAATTTATTTTTGAGATTGTCTACTTGTTTTTGTTCATCTTTTGTTTTCGGAACTTTTGTATTAATTGTTTCACCTGATTCCTCAGCCCTTGTCCATTGGTCGGATTCTATGTGAGTAGCCATCATATCAGCTTGATGAAGAATGTAAGCCATATTGGAACGAAGTCCAAAATCTGGATTCCAAGACATTAAATAAGCCTTATTAGCTTCATCATATAAACCATCTGTCAATTTAATTCCAATGTATTCTTTATCAGTAACCTTAACACCATAGTGTTGAAGTAACCACAATCCCCTATCAGGCACCTTCATATATTGAAGTTGTGGATTATGTTTATAAATCTCTCCACGATTTTTTCTGTGCCACTCTGAATCTTGTGGGATATAATAATCATGTTCCAAATCACCAACTTTACCTAAGTCGTGA